GTTCCTGTGCCTTGTGATGTACTAGTTTCTCTTACTCTATCATTTAATACTAAAGCCATTTAATCTCCTATTAGCTCATGCTTATAATAGCATTAGCTGGTGTTGTTGGATCAGGGTAAGTAATTTTAAATGTACCATTCGTACAAGTTTTATCTCCACCAAAATCCAATACCACAACTAACGGATCACCCGTAGCTGTATCATTATAAATAGCTGCAAACGCTGCTGTGAACGTTGCACTTGACCAAGTTGAATCTCCAAAGTCAACTGAAGCAACAGCTGTTGAAGATGCAACTGCTTGCGAAGACAAAGATTGTCTTGTGTAGTTACTTCCTCCACCTGTGCTTACTTCGTTTGTTCCAGAGACTGTTGTGCTCGCCGTTGTATAAACAGAAGCAATTGATCCTGTGTATAGAGCTATTTTAAAATCATTTCCACCTGACGCGAAGTTGTGCACTCCTGAAAAGAGTTCTCCACGAAAAGAGTTTGGTATTACGTTAGCCATATTTTTATCTCCTTAATAATCTGATGGAAACGGTGATTTAAGAGCCGTACGAATAACTCCATCCTGATATTCGTCTCTGCGTCTTCTACCTTGTTGTTCGATAGAATACGTTTGTAAAGCATCATTGTATGCCTGTTGATAGTATTGTACCATATCTGGCGGACCTTTCAAGTACCCATATGCATTGATCAAGGACGCATACAAAAGTAGGTCCTGATATTTGTTAGACAAATATGTGCCGTTAGTGCTTGGTGGTGCTGCTCCTGTAGTTACAGTTATACTTTCAGGCTGTTTAATGTAAGCTAAAGTTATCTCATATTGTGCATCTGGTGTAGGTGCGACTGCCCAAAAATTAGCGTCCCAGTTTGCATAATATTTAGGAAACCCTTGAGTTGTGCTAGGCGTGTCATAATAAGTGGCCATATAAGAAGTATCTTTTTTTTCTAAAAATACTTGTTTTCCTGTGGATGTATCTTTGAGTTGAACATATCTAATTATTCTTAAATCTGATGGAATAGTTACATATCTATTTCCAGTTGTTAGAGTTGATGTAGCATAAAATCTATTATCATCATTATCTGCTGATCTGTATATTCTATTCTCTGCATTTTTAATTAACGTATCTAAAATAGAATCAGTTAATACAGTGCTACTGACTTCTGTATAATTTCTAATATCGTCTCTTAAATTTGTTAGTGTGTAAGCCATTATACTATTCCTCTTCCTACTGGACTAAAATAAACATTTGGTCCACCACCAACCTCTGTTGCTGTTGCAGCCGTTGGTAACGTAAAAGTAAAACCTGTATTTACCGTAATTTGAGACGGCTCACCAGGATTATTTTTTGTTGTAGTTGTAACACTTGCTACGTTAAATGCACCAAAAACAGTTACGCCAGCTGTGTGTGCAAACGCTGATGTAAGTGGTGGTGTTATACCTCTAAACGGAGCATTAGTTGCTCTAGTTAAATTTGAAAGTGTTTGTGTTCCTGTTGTATTAGTTTCATATTTTATAACTTCAAAATTTTT